GCACCAACCAAGCGGGATTGTGACGATGAAATATATCGAGAGCTGGGACCACATGGACATTGACGTGCGGGATGACACGGGGGCCAAGGTCATATTCGGGGACAGAAAGGAGATAAAATGTCACATTGGAAGCAGGAAAAGAAAGAGCCAGAGCGGTTCTCCTGGCAAGCAGCAACGAAGAACCAGAGAGCCTGTATCGTCAGGTCTGTGAAGGACGAAATCCATCAACTGCTGGAGGATAACGGGGAGATTGAGCGCACGCTTGCAGACATGCACTGGGAGAAATTGACCAAAAATGATGAGTTGTGGTTCACCTATTGTGTGCAGGTCAATTTGCCAGTATTACGGATCGCTATCCGGACGGCTCAAAGGGAGGGAAAGGAGGTGAGCGCAATGGCAAAGGCGGCAAAGGGAAAAAAGGCCAAGCCGGTCGAAGAGAAGAAGAAGCCGGGTAGGCCGAAGAAGAAGGGGAAGTGAGATGGCTCGGCTCACCATCACCGAGCAGGACATCACCCGTCAGATCCGGCAGGTCCTCAAGCTCTGTCGGGTCTGGCACTGGAAAAACTGGTCCGGGCCGATGACTTATCCCAAGGGCATCTCGGATATCCTGGGGGTCTATCAGGGCCGGATGCTCTGCATCGAGGTCAAGAAGCCCGGGGGCCGCGTGTCCCCCGAGCAGAGGGCCTTTCTCGATAGGGTGAACGATGAGGGCGGGATCGGGTTTGTGGCCTACTCGGTGGATGATGTGGTGGAGAGGCTGGAGCTGGGGGTCAAACTGCAACCGTTATTCGCCAAAGAAAGGAGACCATCATGAAAACACTCACCATCATCCTGGCAACACTGGCAATCGTGATGAGTATGGCATCAACGACCCCGGCCGAGGAGGTCTACATCCAGAGCGGCAGGGGTAGCTCCATGCTCGACATCCAGCGGTATGGGGACGGGACAGTAGAGATATACGATATCGGCAGAGGCAGGACAATAGTGGGTACACCAGAGGGAAAGGGTTATTATTACCGCGAGATAGGCGGTGATATCCAAAACGACACCTACATCGAGGGTAATAGCCCCTACCTACCGCTGCTACCCGGAGGAGATGATTGATGGAATGTCCATGGTGTAAACACCCGGCGACCCGCGTAGAGCGAACCCGGACTTATGACAGTGTGGTTTTCAGGTGGAGACGGTGCGAGGCGTGCGGGCGGATGTGGACGACGCAGGAGGAGCGGTGTGAGCAGGACGCCCCTCCTGTAGAGGCCCACCCTGTGAGGGTTAACCTGCCAGGTACTGTTGAATAAGGCGCAGGATGAGATCCTGCATCGAGATCCGCTCTATTGCCGCACGTGCTTTGAGGGCGGCGCGGGTCTCCTCGGGGATGTTTCTCAGTATGATTGTTACTGTTTCCATATTTCTCCTTCCAGATCAATGTACTTGACCAACTTTTCATCGCTACCGGCGGGGGCGGGTTGTGTGGGTTAATGGTCGTATGCGCTATCAATATCGCCTGAGCGCCTATTGGTTGTATGCCATTCCTGGTCATTGGCCAACTGCTCTGAGTCAGGTAGTTGGGGACCATCCGGCCATTGCGACAGATAAAGCCGGATCTTGTAGGTTTCTCCGGGGCTGGTAATATTTTCGGTTGCCCATCTCACGACAATTTCACCTGCCGTAAGAGGTCTGGCAAGATGATTGCCGATGGTTTCGGTCATCTCTTGTGTTGGCCGCATAACGATGTCTGCTGGGCCGTATCCCTGCCCATCGGTGTCGTTACACAAAACCAACATGCCATAACTGCTCCGTGGATGCTGATCTGTCAGATACCAATCGGATGGAGCAGATTGGTAGGGTGAGCCTGGGGTTCTTTCTGTCAGTCTTATTTCCATTTTATCCTCCTTCCCCGCTACCGGCGGGGGCGGGTTGTGGGATAAAAAAGGCGCACCTACCCCGAAGGGTAAAAGTGCGCCTCTGGTTAGTCTTCGAACCCACCAGAAGCCAAAAACTCCTCAGCCTGCTGGCGGGTGTTAAAGGTTTCTGTGTGAAGTGAGCCATCGACCCACTCCTCGACAGTCCACCCGTTGCCCTCACCATGACACTGAGGGCATTCAAACTCCTCCAAGCGTCCGGGGCGCCCGAGGTCTTCCCATAACTGGTCAACTCCCCCAGGGATGTCACACATACATCCCTGGTTGCCTCTTGAATTTATTGCCATGTCTCCCTCTTTCTCCCCACATTACCCGGCGGGGGCGGGTGTGTGGGATAAAAAAAGGCGCACCTACCCTGAAGGGTAAAAGTGCGCCATCTGCGCTCCGTTTCAGTTACGGCCCGAACGAGGAAGAGGCCCCCTGATTATTCAGTTTTACAGGTCCAGAGGATGTCCCCCTCGACCTGGAAATCTACTCGACATCCGATCGGGATGTCGGTTTCCTGGTCGTACTCTACCCAGACGGCCAGGCATGGCCCATCTGCGGTGTATGCCGTCCCCTGAGCCTTAATAAAATATTTCACTGGGACAACCTGAAGGGCGTCCCTTAATTTGGGGAGCGGGTTAATCCCCAGTTGATACGCCCGGAGGCAGAACTCCGGCAGAACATCTTTCGGGATAGGAAGAAGGTCCAAGGCGTCTTCTATATCAATGAACGCCCAATGGGCATCTTCCCCCCCGCAGCACCATTCTCCTTGGTCGCCCCTTGCCATCCTATCGTCGAATCGGCTAAACGCCGACTCGTCACCCTCGCCGTCCACGAGGGTAAACCCGAACTTCGCTCCACAATAGGGGCACTCTCGATAAGCAATTCCGAACCTGTTATTTTCCATTTCAGGTCTCCTTTCGTCCCGGCTCTCTCATCCGGGCTTGAGTGTTTGCGGTCGGTGTATCTCCTGACGCCCTGGCCTATCCAGGGCCGGCCCTGACCGGGTTGTGTTGATGTTGATTTCAAGATACAGCATTGTAATCATGATGTCAAGAAAAAAATGCACATGGGATAAAAATAATTTTCAGGCCGTAAAAAAGTCCATATATGGCGCATATGCTATATCTGGACCACTGCCTATTGACACCCTCGTAAAAACAAGGCTTGCTTGTTGCCCATAATCGAACATCGAAAAACTCAGTGATGAGGAGAAGTAGATGGGGAATCGGCGCGAGAACAGGCGAGCGAGAGCACACCGCAGGCAACTATTATCTACCCTCCGACCACCCGTACCAACCCTCCTCGACATCCAGGCCGACCAGGCCGAAATCAGTCTTTTCCTGTCCCTTCAGCGTTTCAACCGCCTCATCCGCGACATCAAGCGCAGCATCTACCGACGACCCCAAAAAGTATTTAAACAAAAAACGTATGATACATCCTGGTAGTCAGGAGTAGTACCTATGTCATGAGAGGGAATAACTACTATCAGCGTAAAGACCTCATCGAAGATGAGATAATCGAGAAAATTGATATGCCTCGGCGTGTTAAGTCCCAGAGGCCAATTGAGATTTTGTTGCGTGTGCCGATTATTGAGCTGTTGACCTACAAGGCCGCCATGTCAGGGCGTGCGCTCAAGTTGGGGATGGTGTCGAGTTTTTCACCAAACAGTTGATTGGTATTGATATGGGAGCACCAAAAGGAACACGTCCACCGGCGGCAGGGATGGGCCGCATAAAGGGCAGCAAAAACAAGTTCACGTCGCTCAAGGATTCGTTTCTCAACGCCTATCAGGCCAAAGACGGATTCGGCGGGGATGATGCTCTAAAAAAGTTCGCCAGGGACAACCCAGGGGATTTTCTGGCCATGATAAAGACCATGCTCCCCAAACAGGTAGAGCAGAGCGGCGAGCTGGACCTGAAGATGCAGGCCCCATCCATTCACATTCATTTCGGCAAGGATGGAAAAAAGACCAAAGATTGACATATCGCTTCCCGATCCATTCCTTCCGCTGTTCAGCCCATCCCGATACAAAATCTACTACGGGGGCAGGGGTGGGGCTAAGTCATGGTCATTCGCTCGCGCCCTCGTTGCTCTTTCCCATACGGAAAAACTAAGAATCCTCTGCACTCGTGAGTTTCAAAACTCCATTGCGGATTCGGTCCATCGGCTCATCAGCGATCAGATCGAAAGTATGGATCTCGGCCCTTGGTTCAACATCACCCAGACTGCGATCACCTCTCACACAGGATCGCAGTTTTTGTTTAAGGGCCTCCAGAGGTCCATTCAGGAAATCAAATCGACTGAGGGCATCAACATCTGCTGGGTGGAGGAAGCCCAGAGCATCAGCGAGACATCGTGGGAGATCTTAATCCCCACGATCCGGGAAGAGGGGTCCGAGATTTGGATATCGTTCAACCCTCAACAGGCCGAGGACCCGACCTATCAACGGTTCGTGGTCAACACGCCACCGGATTCGGTCCTCAAGAAGGTCAACTGGGACCAGAATCCCCACTTCCCCGAGGTCTTGGACCGTGAGCGCCGGTATATGCTCCAGGTGGACCCCGAGGCCTATCAGCATGTTTGGGAGGGCTTCTGCCGGCAGATCAGCGATGCGGTCATATTTCGTGGCCGGTTCGAGGTTGGCCGGTTCGACTCCCCTCCCGAGTCTGTTCGCCTCCATTACGGTCTGGACTTTGGTTTCAGCCAGGACCCCATGGCCCTGGTGAGGTGCTGGATGCGGGATAATAAGCTCTACATCGACCAGGAGGCCTACGGAATAGGGGTAGAGCTGGATGATATCGCGGAGTTCATTGACAGCGTTCCTGGTGCCTCTCAGTGGCCCATAAAGGCTGATTCATCCAGACCGGAGACCATCAGCCATGCCAAGCGCAGGGGATTCAACGTCGCGGCAGCCCAAAAATGGAAGGGGTCTGTTGAGGATGGTATCGCCGTCATGAAGGGCTTTGAGAAGATCGTTATTCATGAGCGGTGCAACCACACGGCAGAGGAGTTCCGTTTGTACTCATACCAGATTGACAAGCAGACGAACGATATCCTCCCCAAGATCGAGGATAAACACAACCACTGCATTGACGCGATACGGTACGCCCTGGACGGTTACATCAAACGCCCCGGGTTTTTCAACAACGTGGACCTTCTGGACTTCCCAGAATGACCGACTGCGTGATTAAGCATGTGGCCCACCCCTACGCCCCCGAGGTATGGCAGGCCCGATATGACCACGCCAAGGTCACAGGTCAGCCTCTTATCGAGCGGCCATGGTGGTACGAGGACACGGACATCGGCTATCTGTACCACGACATTTTTGGGTGCATCGGCTGGCCCACCGAGGTGACTGAGCAACGCCCCGAGATCCCTGGGTATGCCGCCATTGTGGGGGTCATAAGGCCCAAGGACCTGGACGCTGAAATCCACTATGACCCCAAAGACGCCAAGTTCCTGCTTCTGGCCGAGTACGAGGATGAGGATGTGCCTACGCTGCTCAACCAATGCCTCACCATGCGGCAGAGGTACGGCTATGGCATCCAGCCAGACCTGCTTCGGTCCTGGTACGGCGACCCTGATAGGTTTTTGACCACCCTGGCCGTCTACAACGAGCGCCTGGGGGAGCGCAAGGCGATTATGATAACGCCACCGGAGGATTTTTACGTCCCCAAGATTTTTGACAACTATGTGAGGTCTTTGAGGTCGGCTATCGCAGTCAAGCGGTTCTATTTCGGCGGACACGACACGATCAAAACCAGGATTTTGTCCTTTACGCGGGATGATCCCGCTGTCCTGGCCCTTGGAGGTTTGGTTCACACGCTGTTGGGAGCGGTCATGTGGATGGACCAGAGCAGGGAAAACGCTTTTGTTGTGGAGGAGAAGGCATGAGTAGTGGTGAGTGGCAGGTCGCATTGATTCTGTTCTCGGCGGGTATGGCCTGGGGCCTGTTGGCCGTTGTGGTGGCCTCGTGGCTCACTTGGCGCATTGCACGGAGCAGGACCGGGGACAAGTCGGAAGGGTTCTTTCGTGACCCCAAGGGTGAGGCATTCACCATTCAGGATGGCATAGACCAGGTGGAGGGCTTCCCTGCCGACACGGAGCCCACCAGGGAGGAACAGGACGTGCTAAAAAGGACGGAGCGGTTTCTGTCCGTGCTTAGTGGAGGTGCCCAATGAAGGTCCAATGTCCCCAATGCAAGCGCCTCGTGTTTAAAACTACCCCGAATTACGACCCTGCACGCCTCCCCAACGCCTCCATGATCGAGATGCTCGACCCCTGGCGGTCCTGGGGATGGGATAAACACCACGGCTTTCTGGCTGCGGACCTGTCATGCCCTCTGTGCGAGGCCCCCATCGCCCCGTCTGGACGGCTGCATGTGGTTCCGGATGACCATAAAGCGATCAAATTACCCCCCACGCTCGAAGAAAAAAATCAGGATTTGATTGACAAGCTGTATCCCATGACCGATGAGGCCGAGATCAACGACGATGTGGACGTGACCGTGGTAAGGCCGGTTCCAGATTCCAGCACACCATTCACCTGCCCCGTGTGCGGGAAGGCCTTCAAGAACAAGTTCTCCATGACCGGACACATGAGGAGCCATAAGTAAACATGCCCACCACCGACGCCAAGTGGAACCTCGAAAACATCCCCCCCAAAGGCCACAAGGACGTGGCCGAGTTCGCTTTTTCCCTCTTTGACATCGCCTGGCAGGACCGAGAGAGATTGGGCAAGCCCAAAGATTTCCTGAACAACTACGCCCTCTACCGTGGCAAGCAGTCCCTTGGTGTCCAGACCGTCCAGAAGATCCACACCCCCGTCAATCTATATTTCGCCAACATCGAGCGCACCGTGAGCAACATCACGGCCCGAGAGCCCACCGGGGAGGTCGTGGACCTGGACGGCATCAAGGACGGAGCAGAGGACATCTTCAGCGTCAAGCTCAAGAAGTGGTGGAAGGACACGCATCAGCAGAGCAAAACCCGAGCCACCGCCCGCACCATGGAAATCTACGGCGTCACGCCCGAGAAGCCCTATTGGGACAAAGATCGCAACGAGCCCAATATATCCGTGCTCGATCCGTTTGCCTTCCTTCCTGCCCCTGGACTGTATGAGGACATCGCCACAGAGGCCCCCTACGTTTGTTTCGCCTACATCGGATTCGTGGACACCGTGGAGGCCGAGTTCGGCGTCAAGGGGATTGCGGCGGAGGACGGCTACGAACTCCTGGGTATGGAGCGGGAGAAGTACAAGGCGGACAACTACGCCACGGAGCAGCGCCTCGGCAACTATTCCGACAATATGTACCGGGTGAACCGCGAGGGGAACGTCTCAGCCGACGCCAAGGTCGAGCGGTGCCTCGTTATCGAGGTATGGCTCAGGGACCGCCGCATTCGAACCACGCGGGAGGACCTGCCGATCATTGACGAAGCCCATGGGGGGATTCTTCTGGACGAGACAGGGCTCCCTATTATAGAGCAGGTCACGACCAAGGAGCAGGTCTACCCCGATGGCGTCAGGAAGATCACCATCACCCGCAAGAAGCCTGACAAAAAGGACGGCAGTGGAGATAATGGCTCGTACATGGTCCTGGACGACAGCCCCAACCCCAACATCAACCCAGCCCTGGAACTGCCCATAGCCGAGCAGACCCACCCGTGGGGGCGATTCCCTGTCTTTATCGCCAACAGTTATCGAGATCTCGTCAGCATTTGGGGGTTCTCAGCAGCGGAGCAGGTCGGGGACCTCGTGGTCAAGATCAACCGGATCGTGACCAAGCTCATCGCCTACGTCATCAACGTCATGGCCCCACCTCTGGTCATTCAGCAGCATTGCGGCATATCCCGTGCCATGGTGGAAAGCTCGCTTGAGAAGGCAGGCAGGCTCGTTCTTATGCCCACGTCCCCCAACGCCCGGATCGAGTTCATGCAGGTGCCCAACCTTCCAGCCACGTTCTTTCAGGTATTGGAGCTGATTATCCGACTGTTTGATAGGGTCTATCAGATCGAGGACGCCGACCGTGGACAGGCCCCCAAGGGCGTCATTGCGGCCAGTGCCATTGTGGCCCTTCAGGAGCGGAATCAGGTCCTCATGCAGGCCAAAACGTCCGCTATTGACAGTCTGGCGGAGCAGCGGGCTCGGTGGGCGATAGGACTGTGGCAAAACTTTGGAGTGGAAGAGGAACTGGTCGAGGTGGCGGATGAGGCCATGCCCGTTGTCCCGGCCCTGTACGCGGGGCGCAAGTTCTCATTTGTGGTTGAGGCCGGCTCTACCACGCCACGCACATCGCTTCAGATTCAGGAGATGGCACAAGCCCTGTATCAGGCAGGAGCGATTGACCGGAGAGCACTTCTCGAAAATATCAACTTCCCAGGCTGGCGGCAGATTATCGAGCGTATGGGCGAGACCGAGCTTGACGGTGCCCTTCAGGTGCTTATCGCGGCCGGACTGCCGGAGGAAGAGGCGATGGCCCTCAAGGAATTTCTTATGCAGGTCCAGGGCGGCCCGGG